GGCTGCCTCGGCATCCTTGGCCGGCAGTTGCGGAAGCTGCTCCGCGAAGCTGGGTGCTCCCCAGCCGAACTGAACTGATCCTGCTTCGGCCATGTCTTCAGGCTCCTGTGCTGGAGGGCGTGGTGGGGATTGGGGGATTGCTGGGCGCCTGACCTTCGGTCACCAAGCTCTCGTCTTCGACAGAGCTGCTGCGCATCTCTGCCCTACGGGCTTCGATCTTTGGCGCGGCGCGGCTAACCCTAAGCGCAGCCCAGCAAGCACAGATGCGGGTCAAGCCATCGTCTTCACGATGCACGCAGTAGAAGACGAAATCGGTATCGCAGTTCGCGACCGCGTCTTGGTACCCGGCGCCAAGGCCTTGCGGGTCATTGGTGCGGAAGGCGCAGTCTGAGCAGGCTTTGCGCCAGGGGCGCCCGTCTGGTGCGATGTCGCGACCTACATGGTCATGCTCGTAGTCGCAGAGCATTGGGTACTGCTCTGGCCTCAGGTGCGAGGCCGCGCGAGAGACCGAAGCGGCGTCAGCCGCCGAGACCTTGGGCTCGGCCGAAGGCGAGGGCTCGGTGACGAAGTCACGCGCCATGCTCATGCCCGCTCCCCTTCGGTGAAGGGTGAGGAGAGGCGCTTCCGGAACCGGCAGAGCTGCGCGTTGAAGGACAGGAGGCTTGAGTACCCGAGACTGCGCGCGAGGTCGTACCGCTCGCCCGGCGGCACGCTGGCGGCTCTGGCGACGACGCGCTTGGCCTTCTCCATATCGGGCGAGCGCGAAGGCCGGACGCCCAGGCCCTGCGCGTACCGGCAGACCGTCGAGGGATCGCACCCGATCTCGCCGGCGATGGCCTCGTAGGACAGCTTGCGGGCGGCCAGTTCGAGAATGCGGGCCACATCCGAGGGCGTGAGGAATCCGGAGGGGGTCATGCCGCCTCCGATCGACCGGCCTCGTGGCACTGCCACTGCTCGGTCAGCATCTCGGCGACGCGCTCGGAGAAGACGCGCCGCGCCTCGGGCCCGAGAATCCCTGGCAGGATCATGAACGGGATGGGCCGGCTATGGCCGTCGTGAACCGTGCCGGGTTGCGCGGGCGCCGGCGTAAACGGGCCGATGAAGCCGTGCTGCGCGAGGATCAGGTACAGGTTCATTAGCGTGCCCTCCTGCGGGCGCGGGCCTGCCGGACGATCGGCGCGGCGAGGATGAAGAGGGCGGTGAGCAGGCCATCTGAGAGAGCTGCGGCGATGCCAGCGAGGGCGTCTTGGGCGGTCATGCCGACACCTCAGGGCAGGACATCAAGGCAGGCCAAGATGAAGGCGGCCGCGGCTTCCGCGTTGATCGCGTTGCCGTAGGCGCGCAGACGTCCCACACGACCGGCAACCCCATGAGCCAGCGGGAATGTGCCGGGTTCAACTGGCCGGGCTTTGCCGTCTCGGCAGGGGATCCAGTCGGCGTCGGACCAGAAGCCAAGCGAACCTGGTCCCGGAGGCCGAACTGCTTGTTGACCCCGTTCGCTTTGTGCCGAGCGATGCTCTCCGCTATTTTCGGGTTCGGGGACCGATCGTCCCCCGCCCCTGGCGTCGCCCAGGAGGCCAGTCTCGCCACTTCGTTCAGCGGCCGCGCATTCGTCCCCCAGCGGTCGTGCGTGGCGCCCTTCCAGTCCCGGGCCGAGCACGTCGGCCACGCCGCGTATCGAGCCGCGTCCGTCAGTGTCGTGCCGCTGTGGCGCCCGCTGGCCGTCGAGTAGGCCGCCGCCCCGCTGCTCGCCGCGTCCTGCCGCGTCGGCGTGGGCCACGAACCAGAGGCGCTGCCGGATGTGCGGCGCGCCGACGCCCGCAGCGCACAGATCTGCCGCCCCAACGTCGTAGCCCGCACCTTCCAAGTCAGCGTGAACAAGGTCGAACCAGTCGAGGCCGTCCTTGCTCGCAACCTGCTCGCCAAGGAAGTCTGCAGGGCGGCACTGTTCGATGAGGTGGAAAAGCGCGGGCCAGAGATGGCGCTCGTCAGCCGTCCCGCCGCCTTTGCCTGCCGCGCTGAAAGGTTGGCACGGACAGGATCCGGTCCAGACGGGCCGGTCGGCGGGCCAGCCGGCGAGTTCCAGGGCGTGGTCCCAGACGCCGATTCCCGCGAAGAAGTGGCACCGGTCGTATCCGACCAAGTCGTCAGGGCGAACATCGACAATTGAACGCTCGTCGACGTCTCCGGCCATGACGTGGCCGGCCGCGACGAGGTTGCGGATCCACTGCGCCGCGAACGGGTCGATCTCGTTGTAGTAGGCGCGAGGCATGTGCTGGTTCTGCTCATTGCTGACACCGCCCGAGCGACTTGGATGCGTCGGCGAACCAGTCCGCGGCCGCCTCGAAAGCATCGGCGTCGATGCCGAGCGGGCCGACCACCATGCCGGCGATCGCCGGGTGATCGGCTGCTTGGCGCAACTGCACCGAAAGGCTGCCGCAAACCGCGGCCGCGGCGGCCGGACCGTGCTGCTCGAGCAGGCCCTCGCAGAGATCGATCAGGACCGAGAGATTGGGATTGAGCGCCGCCTTGGACGGCAACCATACCCGAGGTGCCAGAGCGAACATCACGCGGCCTCTCGGACGAAGGCGGCCTCACGCTGCAGAGCCGCCGCGTAGGCTTCTCGCGCGACGAAGTAGGCGTGCCTCAGTTCCTCAAGCGTAGGCTCGGACGGCGCGGACGGCCCAGGATCCGAGTAGAACGCGGCGGCATCGACACCGAGGAACTTGGCAATCTCCTGCAGCCGCCCCGCGCCGATGCGGTTGCGGCCCTTCTCGTACTTCTGGACCTGCTGGAAGCTGACGCCGAGGGCTTGGCCCAGGGCGGTCTGGCTGAGACCTTGGGCGGCCCGGATCGCCGAGATGCGGCCTCCGATGACGCGATCGGCCTCGGTTGCGAGCTTAGGGTGCATCAAGCAGCCCTCCGCTCGTCTTCAGCGCTCGGCCGGCCCAGGCTGTCGATCGCCTCAAGGATCTGCCGCACGGCGAAGTTGCGCGGCGCGGTCTCGGGCAGGGCGGCGTCGTACTTGCGGGAAATCTCGCAGTAGAGGACGTCGAGCTCGCGCTGCGTGGCCATGTAGTCGGCCTGCTGGGCAGCTTCGGCGGCCTCAGCCTCCAGGGCGAGCGAGGTATGCTCAGCGACCCAGTTGCGGGCTTTGGCCACGCAGTCGACGAGCTCGACCACGACCTCGCCTGAGCGCTCGTTGATCACGTCGTAAAAGAGGCCGTTGCGGCGGAAATAGAAGGTGTCAGCGGCCATCGGTCAGGCCTCCGTCGAGAAAGCGACGTGGCCGGCGAGCCAGAACAGCGAGCCGCCGAAGGCCGGGGCGAAGAAAGCGAGGAAGAGGATCTGATCGGGGGTCATCGGTGCGGCGCTCCGTGGCGGCGTTCGATGAAGTCAGCATAAGCCACACTTACGCGTAAGGGCAAGCAGATTCCGTAAGCCGAGCTTATTTTTTCTCCCGCGCGCTTTTCAGGCGTGCCTGTGGACAAGTGTGGACAGCAAAATTGCCACTCGACTCGC